GGATTACTGAAATCGAATTCAGGTAAAACTTCTCGTAATGCAGGATGATTTTCTGGTACTAATGCAAATGTTTTTACTGTTTGCATTAACGGTTTATTTTGTACCGCTGCTTCTGTATCAAATACTATTGTATCACTCATTTTGCAATCCTACTAAAATTATTATGTTTCTCAAATTTAATAATACTACGGAATTTATCAAACAACTGGTCACCCTTATGAGATATGACAAAGATGTTGGTGTCATTACCCATCTCATGAATCAGTTTTAAAAATTCTTCTGTGCCAACACCGTCTAGTGAAGAATCAAACACTTCATCAAGTATCAACAGATTTGTATTGGTACTATTCTTTAACTTGGCAATCTGGCGCCATGTAAACAATAGAGCCAAGTCAATACGCATCTTCTCACCTTCTGAGAAATTGGCATAACTAAACTCATCACGATGCCTTGATTTGATTGTTTCTTCAAACGATTCATTAATATTGAAGTTCACAAAGAAGTCCATGGCCGTCAAATACTTGTTAATCAACTTATTCATAATTGGTAAGTATTGACGAATAATTTTTGTTTTGATGCCAGTATCTTTCAACAGTGAACCGGCAAATTCATAGTATTGTTTTTCTGACGACAGTTCTTCTTGTTTGGCAACCATTGCAGCCAGTTCTGTTTTTAATTCTTTTAACTTGGCATTTTCTTCTTCAAGATTATCTTTACGATTAGACAGGTCGTTAATCTCGCCATGCAGTTTATGAATATAACTATTCACATTGGTAATTGTAGAGTTATGTTTGATAATCTCGTTATTGTGTGCCTGAATATGTTTCAATACCTTTTGAATTTCTTCGATACGGTTGCTGGTTGTGGTAATCTGGCCGTGTATGTCATCTAATGCTTTAGCAACTTCTTGTTTTGTAGTATTAAGACCAGATACTTGTTCGGCCTTGAATTCTTTTTTAATGCCTTGTTTGCAGGTTGGGCAGTTGTCGTTTTCTTCGTAGAATGCCTTTTCTTTTTCTAACTTCTTAATGCGAGATTCAAGTTTGGCTTCAAATTGTAAAAGTTTGGAACTTTTCTTTTCCATGGCCAACTTATCGGATATCTTACTGTTCAATACATCAATGTGTTTTTGAATTAGCTCAATATCTTTGTTTAACTTTTTGATTTGTTCTTCTGAATCAGACACTTCTTTTAATTTCTTTTCAATCTCCGCATCGTTATGTTTACGGTGTTCTTCGATACTTTGTTTCTGAAAGTTAATTCGTTCAGAAGTTAAGTCCATATCATATTTGTTTTTGGTACTGGCATCCTTAATGAGAGCCATTTTTTCTTTGACCACACCATTCATTGTGGAAAAGATTTGAATGTCCAATAAATCTTCAATGATGGCTCGTCTATCGGCAGGAGATAATTGCATAAATGGAACAAACGATGCCGAACCTAGAATCACCACTTGTGTAAATGATTTGTAGTTTAGTTTGAGAATAAACTTCTCTAGGTGTTCTTGATAGTCTTTTGCCTTGGCATCTTGGTCAACCAAAACACCGTTGCAATATACTTCAAACACATTTGGTTTGATACCACGAATTACTTTATACTCTCGTTTGCCAATAGAAAACTCAACTTCAACCACACAATCGGCTTGATTGATAGAGTTCAGTAATTGTGGCTTATTGATTTTACGAAACGGTTTACCAAACAAAGCAAAACACAAGGCATCAAGTATCGTTGATTTGCCTGCGCCATTATTACCAATAATTAATGTATTTGGTGACCGAGTTAAATTGATTTCAGTAAAATTTAGTCCGGTCGAAAGAAAATTCTTCCAACGGACTTTTTGAAATATAATCATGCCTGTTCTTGGTTTAATGCCTCAACATATAATTCACGCATTACAGTTTTCAGCTTTTCATTATCAATGTGTTCTTCATGAATACCATCCACAAACTTATTGATGATAGTAATGGTATCTTCCGCTTGGTCAACCATATCATCTTCTACACCTTCTGTCAAGTCTGTAAAATCTTCTGCGATGGTAACATCCACAGGATTAATATTATACAACTTCTCCATGAATTTGTCAAACAAATAAGGGTTTGTTTTGTTAATTACTACCACCTTAACATAGGTGTTTGCAAAACGGCTTAAATCTTTATTGGTAATTTCGGTGATGGTTTCTTCTTTATCATCATAGGTAATACGATGAAACATCACATTTGGATTTTTTATGAAAGTAAGGTCACGGCTGCTAAGGTCAAAAATATGAAAACCTCTAGTGTCATTATAATCTTGCCAAGTAAGTTCGTAGGGATTTCCAAGATAATATATGCCGTCTGCCGAACTGCGATGATGATAATGACCACTAAAAGTAAAATCAAACTTTCTGAATAATTCACGACTTAATCCTTCTTGGCTAGGTGTGCCACGATACATCGCAAAGCCTTGAATCTCAAAGTGACCCATGCAAATATCTGCATTGGTATTATTTAACACTTCCAAACTTTCTTGGTAATTTTCTGGACAAATCCAAGGCATCATACAAATGTCGATGCCTTTAACTGTGATTGTTTTTGGACTTGAAATCACTTCGATATTGGTATACTCTTGTAATAACAGGTCTACCGAATTCACATCATTTGTATTCTTAAAATAAGTGTCATGATTACCTGCCAACATATGCACTTGAATGCCTTTGGCATACAACCCGTCAAAGAACATCTCTCTGGCACGTTTAAGTGTATAGAAGTTTACATATTTTCTACGGTCAAAAGTATCACCCAATATAAGAACAGTATCAATGCCGTGTTCTTCAAGAGTTGGAAAGAAAGTGCCACTATAGAACTTTTCATAATAATCTAGGAAATGGATTGAATCATTACGAGCACCAAAGTGTTGGTCAGTAATGATGGCAACTTTAGTTGCGGTCTGGTTTTCTGTGGTTAATATCGTCATAATATTTCATTTCAAGCACACCATTCTCTGGTTGTGTCTTAACAAATTCAACTGCTTCTTTTAATGTTTCAAATGATTTAAAACGTAATGCCATAGATGGCAACAAATAGGAAACTTTATACATTATATCACTCTCCTAAAAACTTTTCAAGCCCTTTTGTTTTCTTTGCCGTTGCCAAGTCCTTCTTTGCCTTTCTTGCATCTTCGTAGTTTTCAATAAACTCGGCAATATTATCATACAGTTCAAACTGTTTATTCGTACCATCTTCAAACTCAAGCATCTCAAATTCATCAAGGATGCCCATTTGTTCGGTAGCTTTGTATTTTACATATAACTGTTTCTTTTCTTTGGAGATTCTCCGTAAAAAGGCAAAGTAAATGACCTGTGTAAAATATGCAAATGGATTCTTGGACTTGGCAGGATCAAAGTTATCAAAGTATTGTAAGCAGTTCTCAATGCCATCCGATATCATTTCATCACGATAGGTATAGTTTATGAAGTTAGGTTTGTGTGATAAACCTTCTGCTATCTTCATAAAGCACTCGCCAATGTAGTTTGGAATCGCCGGAGGCGGTCGTTTTTCTTTCTTTGCCAGTTTACAAGCTGTCTTGTAATCGACCAGTGCTTTAAGAAAATCTTCGTTGTTAATGTAATGTTTTTGCTTAGCCATAAAATATACCACTAAAAGTTGTTGACAAAGGGCTTGACAGAGAGTATAGTTCTCGGTGTTGACCCATGAGATTAATAATTAATTCAATGTAATGTTTGTCCTTCTCCATCATCTAAAGCATCCATAATATCTTCAATTTCTTCATCAGTCATTTCATCAGCAAGACTTTTTGCTTTCAACAACTCATTAATCTTTTCCACGGTATTCGTATAGTATTCTGCAAACTCATCATTAGGTTCAAACACAGTAAGCACATCACGAGAACTGATTTTGATTTCATTCTTTTTAATCAATTGAACTGGTAACCAGTGTGACATTACCAAACCACTTTGATGACCTTTTTGTACCACAGATACCGACATTGGTTCGGTAATCTCATATTCACCATTGATATCGTTCAACACACCAATAATATCTTCACCATTCTTTAACCGAACTATTTTTATTGTGTTCATTTTTTTAGTCCTATCTTATATATTTTGAATGGGAACTTCTCTTCCGTGTAAATCTTAACTCGTTCAACAAAATGCCTTAATGTAAAATTCATATGTTTCTTATACCGCAAATCATCTGCTATATCGTAGAGAACGGCTTTATCTTTTCCTTCTGACTGCCGTAATCCTCTACCGATAGATTGCAGATTGCGAATCCTTGACTTAGAAGGACTTGCAAAGATGATATTGTGTAGATTGCGAATGTTGATACCAGTGCTAAAAGTACCAAAAGATGCCACAACAATCGCATCGTTTTCTATCTCCATTATTCTTCTTATTTCTTCTCTGTCATTGGCATCGACACCACCATGGACAAAGAACACTTTTCTATTACCAATGTTCTTGGTTTCTCTTATCATATCATACAGAATTTGACCATGTTTGTCAACCATTTGATACAATATTAAGGTATTTTTACCTAAGCTAACTGCAAGATTTTTAATGAATTTATTTCTATTTTCGTTTGAAATAAGATATTCAATTTCTTCTTGGTAAGTTTTGTCTTTTATCTGTTGGCAAATTTCATCATCATGTTTGAGAACTAAACACTTTATTTCAAAATCTGAAACTTGCTGTTTATCAATTAATTCTCTGGTCGTAATTACCTTTTTGACTGGCCCAAACAAACCTTCCAATACAAGTTTGTGAGTTTTGGTACCATCTAAAGTACCTGTTAGTCCTATCCTATATTTAGCATTAACACATGATGTAAGTATGGTGGTGAGAGATTGAGCCTTGAACAGGTGTGCTTCGTCACCAATGATGTAGTCAAATTGGTGAAAGTATTCTTTTGGAAGTTTATACAGAGATTGCCATGTAGAGATGGTCAAAGGTTTATCGGTTTCTTTTTCTTTGCCTTGGTAAATTCGATGAACATTTACCATTTCACCATTGTTGTAGTCGCCAAAGTCTGAGTATAATTGTTCAACTAAAGAAGTCGTAGGAACAATTACAAGACCTTTGAGATTTTGATATTGATGGAGTTGGCGAAAGAGAAGATAAATGATGAGAGATTTACCGGATGCCGTTGGTGAAACCAATAACGCTCGGCGTTTCTGCATGGCATGAATATATGCGTTAAGTTGGTGTTCTCGTATCTCAATTGGTTCACCACGAGAATGAATGTTTAATGAATCAATAAACTTTTTGGCATGATAGACAGAATACTCATCTTCAATATCTGGCCTTGGATCACCATATTCAAATTCATAATGTCGTTCTTTACAAAACTCCTCAATATATGGCAAAAGACCAAGATAG